CCTTTTCCCGACCATTCTATAATATTATTAATTAATTTATTGTGTATATCTTTGTTTTTTAATCCGCTTATAAAATTTTCTGATGCATCAACGGATTCTAACCCACTATACAACCACCAAATCCATTGATCAGATTTATAAATATTATTAATATCACTCATTGGTATTTTATCTCCTGTCTTTAATGTAACAGTTCCAACAAGTTGTTTTTTGGTATGTATTACTTATCCAATCTACATACTTACTAATCCACACCCTGGTCTCTTCATTAGCCCAGGTGTCTATTCTAATGGCATTTGCTCTCAATAAGTGCCATCTAACATCATCCAAATCACTACCATACAAGAGTGAACTTTTTGTTTTTTCAAAGTCCGGTTTTGGCAACCAAAAACCTCTTATATTGGTAAAACCTTGTGACAAAAAGGTTATTTCCTCAACTTTCTGCCCAGGTTTATTTTTCCCTTCAGGATAATTTGTTGTGATTCCTATCCCTGACCATATTTCTGCAATACTATCAGGATTAAACCAACCAACAACTTCATCCGAACATGTGAATGTATTATCATCTCCATTTAATGCAGCCTCTACATTCTCCATGAAGTCTTGATATGATCCAAATAACTCAGGACCATCCACATTTCTTTTAAATATATCATATGAGTATCTCTCCTCACTGATTTTATCATTCTGTTCACCGAATTTTCTTTCAGCTAATATTATCCAAGCATAAGCAAACAAACGGAATAGGATAACAGTGTTATCAACTATGGTGTTAGCAGATCCACTAGGATTGCCCGTATGTTTCCACACTAATTCACCATTTTCTAAGACTATTACTGAATGTATAATTGATTCATACAAATTAATTAACCTATTCCAGTTTTCTTGTGTTTTTTCATTTTCTTCTAACATTTCATATCGAAAATCTACCATGCCTGCTAAAGCACGTGCAAATAAACTAGAATCATATTGACTTTCATCTAGTTCAAATGCATTAGGGTGTTTTGCCAAACGCTCATAAAGAGCATTCCAACCTCCTAAATACTTATTTCCACCAACAAAAGACCAATGCTTATTA